TGCGCCTGAATTAGCACAGCGGATGCCTATGTAGTCATCAGTGTGAAACATTACTTCGCCACCGGGGTCACCGCCCGAGTCAACGCCAATCTGAACATTGCCCTGTGATAGGGATGCCTCCGCTCCCGCAAAAGAGCCTATACCAATCACATCTAAGGCTACAGCCGGTGCCGTTGTGCCGATCCCCACGTTGCCGGATGGCTTCACCGCAAGAGGCAAAGCCCCGGCGTGGGCGCACCGAATGCCGACATAATCATCGGTATGAAACATCAACTCGCCGCCCGGATCGCCGCCTGAATCGACACCTACCTGAACAATTCCCTGGGATAGGGATGCCTCCGCTCCCGCGAACGATCCGGCGCCAACAACATCGATACCTTGGTTGAAGTGCCAGGAGTCGTCGTCATTTTCCCAAAGGATCGTCTTGTCCGTTGTTCCTTTGAGCGTAATACCACCACCATCCGCAGTGCTGTCGCTCGGGCTGTCGGTTGAGCCCAGCTCGATGTTCTTGTCATCGATGGTGACAGTGGTTGACTGGATTTCAATCGTTGTCTCTGTGAGCGTTCCAGCTGCAAGGTCTTCTGCCGCGGAGGCCGCTTGAGTACTAAGAAGTCTGCGTGTCATGTCTCTCTCCTAGGCTGCCGCTATAGCGGTGCCAAAGCCCTTGCCGTTTACGCCGCCAATGGTAGGCCCCGCGATGCAGCGCACCTCAACGGACGAACCCAGGTCGCCGTCATCAGCAGTAATCGTAACCTTAAGCTGGTTGTGGCGCGTTTGGAAGCTGCTGTCAAAGTTCGCTGTGCCCGCAATGTAGGCGCCTTCGCTGTCTACATCTCCCACCGTGAACTCGTGCTTGAAGAGCGTTGTGTCGCCGTCATCGAGAACGTCTTGAAACTCAAGCTTGGCCGTTACTACTTCTGACGTAGTAAAGCTGACTTGGTAGATCTCGGGGGAAACGCCCTGCGTTAGTGGTTTAAACGTATGGGAGTGGCCATCCTCGCTAAATGTGGCGCGCTCTAAAAAGTTCTCTCGCTTCATTCTTCAGGCTCCTCTTCAATGTACTCTGGCGATGACTGTCGCCTTATCTCTTCACTCACCGCGTCAGACGCCGCCGCCGAGTAGGTTCCTATCTTGGCCAGAAGGCGAGACAGCTTTTCAAACGACGCATCCGGGTCCGCTGAGATGTTACCATCCCAGTCGTCGGCGCTCAAAAACTCATTTGCTTCTGCAATAAGCTCCTCGGTCGCCGGGCTTGCCTCGTCTGGGTCCAGTTCGGTTAGCCGCGCCACGAGTTTGACCGTGAACCGGCGTGCGCTTTGGGCGATGTCCTTGCGGGCGGCATCGCCTGCCGGACCCTCAAGCGTGGCAAGATCTCTTACGCCGCCCAGCCCAAAGTTATCTTTAGCGCCGGCCATTGCGTTCATTATGTGGCTCTTTGCCAGCTTTGCGTTGTATACAGCGAGCTCGGTGGGGGAGTGGTATCTTATCTTGAAGCCCACCAGCCGGTACATGGCGTCAGACAGCTCAAGGATCCGGCCGCGCAGGTCGGGTATCTTGAGCGCTGACGCGCGCATTGTCTCGTACAGCGTACCGCCACTAAACCGCCCCTCCTCTTGCAGCACCCGCTTTTTAGGGTCGAGCAGGTCTGGGGATATGTCGCCGGCTATTAGATCGTATACGTCAGACGGGCTCGGTGTCACCGGCGGCAACAGTTTTCGAGTAAGGTAGCCGGCCATCTGGGCAAACTGCTCCCAGGCTGGCCTGCTTGTGTTGTATATCTTTCCCGCCTCGTAAGGGTCTTCGTTGCGAATCAAGTTAAAAATAGGCGCCGACACTGGATCGTTGCCAAAGCCCACCCGGCTGGCCCAGTCCACAAAACCAACCACCTTTCGGCCAAGCGTCTCTTTCCGCTTTTCTGGATCTAAAATATCCAGCATCTCAACCATGCCCTCTTCTTTGGTGTACTGGTCGAGCTGTCCCGTAAAGATATCCAACGGCGTCATCCACGCCACGTCCATGGTTGGGTATGCGTACTCCTCAACAACCCCCCTTGGCGTTGGCACCGAAACACCGCGCTTTTTGTCTATACCAAGCAGGGAGGTCAAGGTTGTTACCGGCGAGTACCTCATGCGCTCCCAAAAAGGAGACGACGCCAAAGAGGCGTAGACCGCGTCCTCGCTTATCCCGCTTTCCTTCATGGACAGTCGGGTGAGCCACTCGTGCAGGTTCATGTACAGCTGGGCCTTGTGTGGGTTGTCTCTCATCCAGTCCAGCAGCAGTGGCAACGCCCTGGCGGTAAACGCAAGGAACGGCTGGCCCGCTATCATGAAGGTCGATTTGCCCAGTGCCGACTCCCGCGCAATCGTTTCCCCGTGCCCCGGCTTCTTCCACCGCTCCGCCCCCTTGACGTGCATCATTGGATTAAACGGTGCGCGCAGCAGCTGAACAAAGCCGGGAACAGACTCGTAGTCAATAAAGAACTTGCGGGCGTTTGCCCTGGCCTGCGTTCGGCCAAGCGTGTCCTTGAATTTATGGTGATAGGCGCCGCGGAAGACATCGTCAACAACCCCGTAGAGGTGGCCGGGTATTTGCCAGCCGGGCGTCCTGCCGTGGGAGAGGTCTTTTGTGTAGTTCAGCATCTCCCACGCAAGGTCCCGCGCCACTGCGCCCTTGTCTTGGTTCCAGTTGATGTTGTTGAACCGGGTGGATGCAGTTGACTTTACTCCCAGCTCGGTGCGGTGCATGGTGCCATCAAACACGCCGTCCTCAAACGCCTCGCGCCAGTGCCTAGATCGCTTGTGCTCTGGCTTTGAGAGATCTGAAATTATCTGCCTATAGTATTTGAGGTTGAGCGGGTTCAGTATCGATATCTCAGCCATTGGGGCGAACAGCAGCACGTTGGTAAGGACGTTGCGCGCTGTCGTGGTTGGCGACCAGGCCGTCTTTCCGACTTTCCATTTACGAATAAGCTGCGGGAACAGTTTGCCGGCGTCATCTGCAAACTTTGCCGTGTTAACCATCTCGTGCCAGATATCTTCTTGCAGAAACTTGCCGCCGATGGCGCCATACTTTCTTGGCGCGTGTCTCGACATGTCGTTTTCAAGCGCGCTTCGCAGCAGCTTCCCCTTGCCCACTCTCTCCAGGCGTGACTCATCAAACCCCAGCTCCCTGGCCCGCCCAAGCAGCTCGTCCATGCCCATCTTTGAAAACATGGTCTTCCACGTGTCTTTGGAGCCGCGCAGAAACTTGTCCTCTAGGAAGATGTATCCAGGCTTCGAGACATCTGAAACAAGGCCGCTCGCGTCCATCTTCTTATACAGCTTGAACATCTCTACGTCCCAGATGAGCCGCCCAATGCCATCAGATGCGTTTTGTATCAGCCCCTGCTTGAGCCCAAACCCGCCACGGCCGCTGTCGTTGCGGCGCTTCAAAAACTCTTGCGGGTTGAACCAGCGCTCGCCTGACTGCTTTCGGAAGGGTGGGTCCATTGCGTAACCCTTTAGCCCCTCGTCAATTTGTATCCACTCGTTCTTGGTTTTGTTTATTATCTCGTCAGGTATCGTTCGCCCCAGCTCAACAAGCCGCGCCTCTATGGGTATCTCCAACGCCCTGAGCTTGTTGCGCATAAACTCACCGCCATCCGGGGAACCCGAGAGTTCAACCTCTCCTTTTCTTGCGCGCCGCTCTTTCCATGCGCGCCACTTCTCAATGCCGGCGCCCGCTATTGATGGTTTGTCGTATAGGTTTGCCCAGTAGGTCTGACGCAGTGACAGTGGGTCGGCAAACATCCCCAGCCCAATGGCCTCTTCTGTGACGGTGTTGACCGTTCTCACAAGGTTTCGGCCATACCTGTTGTTGGCGGCAATTTTAGATCCAGCCTGGATACGAAACGCGCGCTGCTCTGGCGACAGCTTGTCCCAGTTGGTTGTTTGTGGCACAACCTGCTCAAGCTCGGCCAGCGTTGCGCCTTTTTTGAAGAACCGCCCCTCGGCCTGCTCAAACAAATTAGTCGCGGCCTCTGCAACCTGCTCGTACAGGGCCGCCTCGCCCATCTGTATCCCCGCCCGCTCTTGGCCTGCGCGGGTCAGCTGCCACCGCCCGCCGTGCGCGTCATCTACCCACTTGATAAGCGACAGGGCGGGGTTTGCATTAAACAGTGGCTCGTGCTCCATCCACATAAACTCTTCTATGGTTGGGCGGAGGTGCTTTGGAACCATGTGGATCGCATCCTGAAGGCGCAATATACCCGCGTTGTGCGAGGCGGCTGACTCGCGCTCAAGCGCCTGCATCATGCGCGGGAGTCGCGCGTCCTTTGGCGCCAACCACCACCGGAGCCCCGCGCCACCAACCTTGTCAGATAGGGCTCGCCGGTAGGCGGTGCGCACCAACGAGAGCGTTGAGATCCCCGAGCCGCGAAACCCAAACCCCACGTCACCCAGCAACATGCCGGAGGCGTCAATGATGTCCGCAAGCGTGTTGAGCTTTCCGGCCTTGTCTATTATTGGATCCAGCGCCTTTATTGCTTTCTGCGCCGCGACCTGTGCAACGTCTGCGCGCTTCCTTTTTGCGGTTGCGTGTTGTTCTGCCCACGCCTTTGGATAGCGGGCAATGTGCTGCGGGAGATCCGGCCCCATTGCCCTGGCCTGCCCAAGCTCACGCTGCAACTCCTTGGCTATCCTGTAACCATCGGACTTGACCCGCCGCTCAAGCGCCGCGGCCTTGCCTCGGATCTTGCCCACCACTGGGGCGCGCAGCATCATGAGGTTCATTGCGTGCTCAATCGGTGATTTCTTTGCCATGACCAGCGGGCTGGTGGCACTGCGCACAGCCGAGGCGGCCATCGGCGCGGTGAACTCTACGGCGCCGTCGGTAAACTCGCGCGCCATCTCGTGGAGATCTTGATCGGTTGTAACGCCCTCGGCCATGCGCAGCGTAATGTCGGCCATGCCCACAACCATGCCGTGCGCCATTTGGTACGCCTCTTGACCAAGGCTACGCTCCGGCATCTTCTCAAAGCGGTCCTGGTCCCTGTCGTACTCTTTTTTGAACTTGGTGTATAACCGGTCAACGTCTTTCCTGAGCAGCGGCGCCCCCTGCGAAACATCCCCGGCCATGCCCGCTATCGACTCCACCAAGACCTCTGGCGCCTTGACGACGTTTCTCGTGAAGTTCATGAGCATCTCTGGCTGCTTGGTGATGGCGACTGCCAGTTCCTTAAAAAACTTGTCTGGGTCGTCAGCAGAGAGCGCGTCTACCAGCTCATACACAGCGCCGAGCGCTGCCTCTGGGATGGCGATACCGGCGCGCTGTATGCCACCAATCTCCTCCAACATGGCCATCTCGCCGGGCATCTCGGGCTCTTCCGTCAGGCGGCCGGGCAGGGTAACCGTTTCGCCTGCGCGATACTTCTCTGTGAGCTCGGCTATCTTCTTTGCCCGCGGCGCGTAGACCTCCTCTTCTCTGAACTTCCCCTCTCGCGCCTTAAGGTGGCGCCGAACCGCCTCTGGGGCGTCTTCAAAGTATTCGCCTGTGCGCTCAAACTGGGTTTCTCCAATGCGGGCAGTGCCACCCTCGGTGAACCGGCCCATCAGCGAGTGGTATGCGCCAGGCAGAAGCTTGTTGGTGTCGGGATCAACAAGCCCCATGTGCGGCTGCTGCTCAAGGAGCTCGGGCGTCCATTTTGCTCCGAGCGTTGGAAACCCGGGCGCAGTCGCCTGTGGCATCTGCGGCGCCAGCTGGGGGACCTTTGGTACAACGGCGCCAACCTTTGCCTCGATGAACTCTTTTTTATACTTCTTCCCCTCTGGGGTCTCGGCGGCAATGGCCGTCCGAAGCCTTGCCTTGCTGCGGGCATCTGCCTGAAACTGTCCTGACTGAAGTCTCGCCGCCTTCTCGGCCATCATGGACGGCAGGGTCATGGTAATAATGTCGTCGCTGGCGCCAAAGGAGCGCAGCTGTTGAACCATTCTCCGCCCCTCGGCGCCTGGGTTTTCTATGAGGCCGCCCAGGTGCTCAAGGGCCATCTGCTCTGCCGATTGTTCAACCGGAGCGTAGGTTGGTGGGGTCTTGCCAAAGACCTCTCCTGTGGCAAGAAGGCTCCCGGTGGCGGGTGGATCAGCCAAGGAGACGCCCCGCCTGCCCGGGCCCTGTTACCCAGCCCCGTGTTTTTGCAAGGTTATCAAACACGCGCTGCTTCTTTGCCTTTGACCAGTCCTGCCTCTGAATGTTGGCCCACTCCCGCACGGGCTCAGGGGTTCCGCCTATCGCCGCCAGCGCTGCGCGCCCGGTGTTTGCCGGGTTACCGCGCGTCACGTCTGGAAAGCCGCCGCCCTTGAGAAACTGATCGTAGCCTTGCTTGTGCGTCTTTTTGTATCTGCGCCTGAGCTCTTTTTCAAGCCGCTCCGGTGCCCTGTCGCGCTGAAGGGCGCCTTTGTACGCCTTGTATACGGTTTCTCTCACCTTCCATTTTCGGTATGCCTTGTTAAGCTTCGGGTTATCCCTCTTCCATTTTGCAATATCTTTTTTTGGCAGCTTTACCGGCGCGGGGCCGGGGCCTTTTCTGAAGAGCCCCTCGTAATCGCCTATATTTACGTCCATCGTATAGCCCAGGACCGGCACCTTCTTAATCCTTCTCGCTGCCTTCCTGGCCTTCTCGTCTCGGGCCTCCACCATTTTTTTCTGCTCCAGCCTCATCGTACTGAGCTTGCCCTCCTGGCCCTCTCTTTTGGCTGTTGCTGCTATCTTTGCCTTCGCTTCTTTGTCGGCCGCTGCCTTTGCTTCTGCCGCCGCCTTTGTTTCTGCCGCCGCCACTTGCGCCGGAGACGTCACCCCTTTTGCCGCCGTTGTGCTTTCCGGGTTGATGAACCCGGTCGCAGTCTTTGCCGCCTCGTTCCACTCCACGGACTCCGGCTCGTGCTTTAAGATCGCCTTTAGGTGGTCCACGGCTTTTGTTTTCTTACCCGATGGGAAGGCGTATGGGTCCTTTGTCCTTGTCAGCGCCGCTATCGCCGCCCTAACGTCTTTGGCTGTCGCCAGGCCCCGGCTAAAGTCTTTCCCTGTTATGCTACCCTGTTTTCTCTGGAGCCGCAGGGTTGGGTAGTCAAGCTTGCTTGTTGGGGTGACCGTGCCCTTGTCTGGGTTGATCTTCATCCCCTTGCCGGCCATCTGCCGCTTCCACGAGTCTGCGGTCATTTCCTTGAACTTTATGTCCCACATCCCCCTGAGCGGCCCCTCTTCAATCTGATAGGGCATAGGCAGAATCATGGGCACCTTCTTCAGTTTCCCCTTCTCATACTCAGGGATGTAGGAAGAAACCACCTGGGCCACCTTGAGCTTGCTTTGTCGGCCCTTGTCGGCCATGGCCAAGGCGCTCTCGGACAGCTTTATGTTGTGCGACTGGATTTCCATTTGCAGGCGCACGTTCTCAATCTTCTCCGCCCGGGCCTCTTTCTTTATTTCCCGCGTCTGTTTGCCGCGTGCGGCAAGCGCCATCCGGGACAAGGGTTTGGCCGCCTCGGTCTCATATCCCAGCTTTGCCTGCTCAAGGGCGGCCCTTTCAACAACGGTGCCCGCGCCCTCCCGCGCCGTGATCATCTCTTGCACCCGGGGCGGCACGATAAACTCTGGCCCGGCGGGGGCCTCCCTTGTGGGCGGCTCTACACGGGTCGGCCTTTGCGCTGTGCGCCGCTGCCGTTCCCTGAACTCTATTTGCGAGGGATGTTCCCCCTTGTTCCACAAGGCCTGCGCACGGATCTCCTCAGGTGTCATGGGGGTGTCATCAGGTACGGGATCAGGTCGCACAGGTGGCACAAGAGGCCGTGGCGTTTCTACGGGCGCAGGCGGCCCCATGAATGGCGTGGGCGCAATGGTGCCCCCTCGCGGCCCCGCCTCTGCCTGGGCCGCCCTCCGGGAGACCTCCCCTGGACGCACCATTGCGCCCGTCTGCTCGGCAAACCTAGTTTCTTCCTGTCGCCGCTGCGCCGCGGCCTCCTGCGCTAGCGGCAGCGCCGCCTGTGCCTGCTGGAGTTGGGCTCCAGCCGCCATAAGGCCCTGCGGGGGGACCCCCATCTTCGCCGCGGAGACGCCCATTTGCAGGTCTCTTTGCGCCTCTTGCGCCTTGAGCCTCGCCTCTGCGTCTGCGCTTGGCACTCGCCTTGCCGCGGCCTGTACGCCCAGGTTGATAAGGCCCCCAAAGAGGTTGCCCAGGAGCTGCCGGTTAAACTGCTCGCCGGCCATCCGCTCTTGCCACGCGCGCTGCGAAAGGGCGAACTTGCGTTGCTCAGCTGCTTGCTCTTTCTGAAACTTAAGCTGGCGCGCTGGGAGTAATTGGCTCGCTATTCCTGGTACAACCGCCATTAGTAGTCATAGCCTCCGTGTTTCGCCTTGAACTCTGGATCGTCCAGGTGGGCGTCCATCTTCTCCTTGATTGCCTGCCACACTGCGTTGTACTGCTCTGCGCCCTTTGGGTCGAGCATCATCCAGTGGAGAGCGGTGTTGTACTCGGTTCCACCCCCCTTGCCCACCGGCAGGCCCCATTTTTGGGCCAGGTAGTACGAGATCCGCTCATTCATGTTGCCGCCTAGCATGTGCTCTTTGTCCCACATGAAGTCTGGGTCGCTGAGTAGGCCTTTGGCCATCTCCTCGGCGGCGTCGTTTACCTCTTTGTCCTTTTCAGATTGAGTTAGGCTGTCCCACGCCTCGTCAAACGTGGCGCCGGGAGCGCCGGTGTAAGCCCCCTCGTCGTCAAGCGCCTCGTCATCCTCCCCGAGGAACATGTCTTTCATCTTGTTGCCGGCCGTTTTCTTCCCTGCTGGTTTTTGGCCACCGGGGCCAAGGGTGCTGGCGCCGCTGTGGCCATAGTCTTTCGGATCAGGCTTCTCGCCTTCTCCCGTCTCTAGCCAATTATAAAGGTCAGACTGGTAGTCCTCGTAAGAGCCTTTCCCGCCCTCGCCCTCCCACTCGGCGTCCGGGTCCACCAAGACGCCGTACTTGTTGTCGCCAGATCCGGCGGTTGAGAGGTTCTCTTGTATCCACCACCAGGGCGCACCCTTGCCCCATTGTTCAAAGATCCAACCAATCACACCCGACTCGCTGCGGGTGGCCTCTTCACCCGTTAGCCAGTTGGCATAGTGCATCCACGCCTCGCCCTCTTTCTGTAGCGCCCACTGTTCATCCTGTCGCTTGGCCATGTCCTCGTAAATCTTCTGGCGGTTTTCTTCGCTGACGGTGTTGCCGTAGAAACTCATCCACGTTTGCAACTCTTTGAGGTACTGGTCGTTGGCCGAGATCTTGTCCTTGAGAACCTTGTCGTTGTACGATCTGATCGTTTCAATATCGATCATTGTTTGGCTCACCATGTATGGCTTGCCTCTTGCCGACTTCTGTTTGCCGCCGAGCTTGGCCTGCTCAAGCTTCATCCACTGGGACTGCTGCTGCGACTCCAACCACTGGGCCGCCGCCTCTTCCTCGGTCCACTGATAGCCTTCTGGACCCTTCTCCTTGATGGCCTGTAGCGCCATAAGCGCCTCTCGCGCCGCGTCGTCCTGCTCCCACTGCGGCGCCGGGGCGGTGGGGGCGAACCCACTCCACGCCTTTTTGAGCTGCTCAAGGTCCACGCCCTCCAGGTCGATAACCTTGCCGCCATAGGTTGGCGGTGGCCCGCCAACGGCGCCCTCTATAACGCGCTCGCTTGGCGGTGGCGCCCCGGCTGGCACGCCGGCGGTGGCACCCGCCGGGACCGCCCCCACGGGTGCGCCTGTCGGTGCAGCTGGTGCCGATGGTGTGCCGGTAGGCGTGAAGGCTGTAAATTTATCCTTGATCTCCTGGGGGATATCAGGCATCCCGCCGCCCGCCCTCGCTGGCAGTCCGGTTGATGGGATGGGTGGTGCTCCTGCGGCGGGCGACTTTGCCCTTGCCTGGGCTGCGCGCTCAACGAGACCAGCCTGCGGTTGAGCCCCGCGCGGTGGTGCGCTTATGGGTTGACGCATGTTGTTCGGAAGCTTTGATGTGTCCGTTAGGTTGGTGGCCTTCTTCGCCATGAATGAGCCGCCATATCGTGGTTTCTGTGCCATTTTACGTCCTCAATAAAGTCTTGTACCAAAGCACCGCTGTAACATTTGTTGCCGTCGCCCCACTGGAAGACACTGCAACTGCGATCACTGAACCACCCTCGCTCGAAGATACATCAAACCCGGTTGACTGGTTAGTCGCTTCGGCGGTGGCCTGTGTCAGCGCGCTCGTCAGCACGTTGGTGCCGTCGTCGGTGAATTGCAGCGAAACCGTAGCGCCTGCGCCAGACTCAAACGACACCTGGGCCTCGGTCCAGACAATGGTAACTCCCGCCGGCACCTTGAAGCGGCGTGTTTCTGTGGCGCCAGAGGTAATGCTGTTGAAGTTAAACGCCATCGCCTCGTTGGTGTACGGGGTTTGCAGGTTTGACGTGTCCACCTTCGTCGTCAAAATGAAGTTACGCACGTCGTTGAAGTTTTGCTGAACCTGAGCTGCCGAGATGCTGCCGCCGCTCAGAAAGTGATGTGTGTAGTTGAAGGTTGCCATTAGCTTCTCACCTCAGACCCAACCCATAGCGTTATCATTATATCACTGCACAGCTGGTCCGCCGTTTCGCTTATCCCCAGCGCAATCTGCGAGCCGGCGGCAGAGCTGGTAATGAGGTGTGCGTCTGTTGTTACTGTGCCCGCGGTGTTGTTGGTCAACACGCCGCCTGTAAAGATTGTTGAGCCGTCGTCGGTAATGTTGAGGGACAGCGTCCCAGACCCGGACTCAAACCCAAGTTGGATCTCTTTCCATTCGAGCGCTACGCCTGCCGGAACCTTGAAGTGAAGCCGCTCTGTTGTGTCTTGAAGCGACTCAACAAAAAACTCCAGCTTTGTCCCCGCGAGTTCTTGTTGCAGGTTGTCGCCGTCGATACCCGTTGTTACCAGGAACGTGCGCACGTCCTTGAAGTTGTTGTTGAAGTCGGCAGCGTCAACGGTTTCTCCGCTTGAGAAAGATGCTTTGGTGTAGTTGAAGGTTGCCATTAGGTTATCCTATTCGCAAAGCCGTGTAACACAACCTTATTGGCGCTTGAGGCAAACGCCTTGATCACAAGCCCAGCGCCCAACATAAACCCAGGGATCACCGCCAGCAGCCCTCGCCTTGGGGTGACCGTGTGGTAACTGTAGTCGTCAGGGTCGTCCGTCCCGCCAAACAACACGGTCAGCGTAACGCTGCTTGATGCGTCGTCGTTGGTGGCATAGAGCCAGATCTCATCTTTTACACTGGACGGCACGGTGTGCACCGTAACAGCCGATCCAGCTGCGGTTGCTGTGACCTTAAGCCCAGTCCCGTTTCCCGTTCCGGTGAGGAACTCCTTGGAGTAAACCGCCACTACCTAAATACCTCTCTGGCCACCACTTCACTCTCGGTCTCAACAAACTCCTCGGCGGCGGCGCCGGGGCTCCCGGCCTCTGAGTGGCCATCGGTGTCTGTATACCGAATGCTGCCGTTGAACGTTTGGTTGCCAACAATGGCCCACCGGGCAGAGCCAGCGTCAAGGCAGATGTCTGCCGACAGCCCCGCCTGCTCAATGATGTTTGCCATCACGATGCCGTCAGTTGAGTTGTTTGTTATGTTGATGGCACACGTCGTTGCGCGGCATGAGATAACATAGTTGTCAAGTATTCGTATGCCGGTGCCGCCGTTGGCCTCTATTGCCTGGAAGCAGTCCTCAAAAACGCACCCGGAAACAACCGCGCGAGAGCCGGTGATCTTTACCGTCGCTTCCGTGTCCTCTGCGGTGTCATCAAACCGAATGCCAGAGATGCTCACCTCTCTGCCGGCAAGGGTTAGCAGTGGCGCGGTGTTGTCGATGTGGCGCTCAAACACGGTGGCGCCGGGGATCCCCCAAAAGTACACCTTAGGCCGGTTTATTGTGTAGCCCTCTTTGAAGCTCCAGGTGCCTTCTGAGAAAAAGACGTTGAGATCACCACCGGTCACAACCGTCCCGCAGTGCGCAATGACATCGCCCATTGACATGTCTGGCGTGGCAACCAGGCCGTGATCCATAACCTTGTTCGACAGCAGGTTGAGCGCATTGGTCAGGTTTCTGATCCTGGGATCAAGCCCTGGCCTGGCCCACGCAGCTGGAGCTCTTAGTGGACGGGTTTTCATTCAGTGCCCATCCGCTTGACCTCGGCACTAAACGCTTTCATGCTCACCATTGGCGCCCGGTCCTGCGTGCCGGCGTCATCCACAATTCCCACCCGCCACGCGGTTGACTTGACCCGGGCCGAAAGCTTAGACAGAAACCAATCAGGTTCGGTAAAGAAACTGTCGCTGTCGTTGAACTTTGCCGCGTCAAAAAAGAACTCAGACAACGTCTCCTCTGGGTGCATGTCCAGGCTAGCAGACTTCTCTTCCCTGGTTGTGCGCTGCATGTCGTAGTGGGAGTCCTGACCGCTGATAAAGCACTTGGGCGGGTTGGTTGAGGGTTTCTTGCCTGTGGACAAGATGTGGAAGCGTAGATCCTTCATGCGGTCTTGGTTTGAGCCTTCGTCGCTCAACGGCACCGACACCCAGACCATGGGGATGCCTGCGCCGTCGTTTGAGTATGTTGACGACGCCTCATCTCTGTACCAGCCGTACATCTGAACCTCACCGCGGGCCTGAGAGGTGATAATGCGCTCATTGCCGCGGCCGCGAATCGACACGCCATCGTACATGCAGCTCAATTTGGTGCCATTTGAGCCCGAGCGCTCGTTCATCACGTGGAAGCTCCAGGCGTTGTTGGCGTAGTCAAACACCAGCGTTACTGGAAACGTGTAGGGTTCCCGCGACTGCACCGGCACTGACCACCAAATTTGATTGAGCTCCTTGTAGTGCACAACGTTACAGTATTTCAGTTGATCGTGGGCAACGGTCCATGGCCAGTGCATCTCCTCAATGAGCGTTGCGTTGGCGGCCTCTGGGGTCCACCCGGCGTCGTGGCGGCCAGACCACAGCGCGTCTATCGGCGTAGATATCTTGATGGCCTGCGGGTTGGCTAAACCACCAAAGGCATAAACGCCATCATGGCCCATGAAATACAGTATGCCGTTGGCCTCAACGATTGAGTTGTGGGCCGCGCAGCCAACGCCGGAGGCCACCCTTATTATGTTGAACCCGCCGGGGAGCAATATGCCCGTCAAGACGCTAATGCCGCTGTCGGTAAAGATAACAAGGTTCTCCTGAAAGGAGCGCAACCCCGTTATCTTCTCGCACTCGGCCACCGCCTGAAACCCCCACTCGGGTATCGCTATCGGGTCGCTCACCTCGCTAAAGCAAAAGAAGTCAGCGCCAAAGCTTTCGGCGTAGCGGTTGGAGTTGATGACCGCTTCTTTGAGGGCGGTTTGGTCGCTCTCTGCGGCTGCTGAAAACCAAAACTGGTCGCCCTCTCGCAGCCCCGCATAGATCACCTGTCCGGCGAACTCGGTGGCAATGTACCCGTGAGGCCTTGTGACGCTGTACCCATAGATAAGGTCTTGCGGGCGAAACGAGTCGCCGCCGTCGGCCACTTTGGCGGTGTTGGCCAGGCGCACCTTGGTCTTGTTCTTCCACGGCTCGTAGATATAGGTGTTGTACTGCGTTGATATCACGGTTGAGAAGTGGGGTTTTTCTTCACCGCTGCTGGCAATGATCTGCTCAACAAAAGAGCACAGCACTATCTCTTGCTCTGGCTCACCAAACTCAGTGGTTAGGTTTTGAGCAGCGCCCAACACATTGCCCCACTCATCAAACGCTTTGAACTTCACGTCGTTGTCGGTTGGGCCGTTGCTGCCGATGGCTATGATTTGCCGGTCGTCTGTTGATGGCCTGCACACATGTAACCTGGCGAGCGTCATGTTTGTGGCGGAGATGCCCTTGAACCCGCGTCGCGCTTGCAGGATGCCGCGAGAGAGATCGGCGTTCACCAGCGCCTGGGCGTGGTTCTCCTTTTGGCGACCCGCCCGCCACTCAATACCACCCACCGGAGCGGGATAGTCAACAACCCGGTTTTGTGCCATTTAACGATTCCGGGTTATGGTTATGTGTTTAGGCCCATCAACGCGCCGCCTCGATGCCATGGCTGCAATATCCTGCTTCCACTGATACCAGGCCTTGATGACTTCTGGGTTTTCGCCCTCTTGCTTCATGTTCATCAGATAGGCCAAGCACGCGGCCACCGCGTCATGGTATGGCTCTGCCTCGCCTCCCAGCACCAGCGAACTGTCGCCACCGGAACCTGAGGTAAACTCGTCCAGCTGCGCAACATAGTGAAGGTGAAGGTTGAGCGTTTGGCTTGGCACCTTGGCGATAAACAACGTGTTGCCCTGGAGCTCCCACGAGTACGAGCTTATCAGCGAGGTGTTTCGCCAGTGGCTTCTGTAGCGCATGGGCCGCTCAATAAACCGCATGGGCGTAAGCAGGCTTGGTAGATTGCTTTCGCTGATGTTGCCGGAGCTGGGTGTGTGCTCAATATCAAGCATGAGCGCTGGCTCATCACTGAGAATTGTCTCAATGCTCTCGGATACCTTGTTGGCCGCCCAGCTGTATTGAACCGTGCTCAGGAATAACCCCGGCGCCACCTTGAGCAGCTCACGGTGCACCATGCGGTTAGCGCGGTCGGCGTAGTCTTCGAGGGTGGTTGAGTCCCAAAAGGTGGTGCCCTCTTCGTCAAGATCGGCCTTTGCAAACCGTATGATGTCAGCTCGACTGAGCCCGGCAAAAGCCATTATGCCCTCCCGGTATCAGCCAGAAAACTCCAACTCCCGCGCCCAGGCCCTGCCGCAGACACGGTGCCCACCTTCTCGTCTGCCATTTTTTGGAAGGTGCCGGTGCTCCAGATTTCTTTGGCAAGGTCCTTTCTTTCACGCTTTCTTGCCTGCTGTGCCCACGCAGCCTTCTGGTCGTTGTATGCCCAGCCCTGGTCTAGCTCTTTGGCTCGGCGCCAGCGGTCACACTTCATGATGTATTTCGGGAGATCGGGATGAGTGACCGGCAATGCGCGGCCATTCACCCCTTCTTCCCATGTCTTCCAGATAACAGGCACGTTCACTTCTGACGTGAGTTCACGCCGGCCCCACTGTTCAACGATGTATCGCTTGCAGAGCCTGGCAATGACCCACTTTTTGATCTTCTCGTCAAAACCCACGTACAGCTTATCGTCGCCAACGATTTGTTGGATACGAGAAGTGTGGGGGTTCTTCCAGTGGATCCTCTTTGCCCGGTCGTACCGATCCTTAGAAATGAAGCGCGGCCCGTTCAAACTAAGCGTCCGTTGGCATGTCAGTCAGCTTATTCTGTGCGCCGTCCGTGAACTTGGGCAGGTAAGCTATCTGCAAGGCCATGAGAAACGTGTCCTCTCCGTGATCAAGTGCCTCTAGCTCAATATCAACGCTAAGGAAGTCGTTTTCATCGGGCGCAAGGGTCCCGCCGTCAAGCGTTCCCCATTGTGTGAACTGAATGGCGTTCGCTGCGGCAACGTTGGTGTCCACTGGAACGACTGTGCTCAGCGCTCCCGTTGCGGGGTTTGAAAAAGTGCCATTGGCGTCTACCTTGTCAATGGTAACAACCCACTCGATTGTGTCAGTGTCGGTAGTTGACGCGCTAGCATGCAAAAGCCTAAAGAACACATCATTGGCCCAGTCAATGTGTGTCGGTGAGTACATTGCTGTCCTGGCGATCTCAGTGGCAGCCATCTTCAGGCCAACCTGCCCGACAGAGTTTATTATTTCAAACTCAATATCGTCGGTGTGGATAGGCGTAATAGCGCCGCCGCTTGTCGTCTCGTGCATTGATGAAAAACTGGCAACCTCAACGGTGTCAATCTTGTACTTGTAGCCCATGTTTCTGTCTTGAATCATTGGTAAACCACTCCACAGTTTGCCCCCCGCGACCGGGGATACTTAGTAAAGAAAGACACCCCGGAGCCGTCATGGCCCCGGGGCATCAGGAGACAGAGGCTACGCAGGAGTAACCAGCGTGTCCTCGTTTACTGAGATATCTTTGAGTACGCCGTGAGCGTTTCGCTTGGTAACGATCTGCTCAAGCATGGCGCCATAAGCAGCCTCAAAGTTAGCCTTGTTGCTGATGCGGCTCAACACCGCACCGTCCTCGTCCAGCCAATCAAAACGGTCCAAGTAGGCCATCTTAATGAACTCAAGGTTGAGGAAGTAGGCCCGGTTCGGCAAACACATGTGGTCGCTCATAATGACCACGTCCTGGGTGCCTGAGTTCCAGACCAACATGTTGCGCTGGAAACCGCCCTTATAGGTCTGCGGCTCGTAGCGCACGTCGCCTTCCATCAGCTTTTTGACTTCGCGTGCGAAGCTGTTGTGGCCAATGACAAAGTTAGGTCGCTGCCCGCCGCGCTCATACACGCCGTCAAACATGGCATCCATGCGCTCGTGACTGAGCGAGCGGTTGGTGCCCCCGTTGTCATCAACATGTGCCTTCCAGCTGGAGCCGGTTGCGCTTACGTCAATTTCAAACAGGTCGTCGTCGTCTTCTTCAATAAGGTGGTCAAGCCCAAACAACTCGTGCGTGAACGAGGTAAAGTCGTCGTCGCCAACGGTCACCAAGTCGCCGGTCACGGTCGCGGTTGAGCTCGTAAGAGTAATCCCCGTCCTTGAGTCAACGCTATCAATCACCGCGGTGACAACAGAGCCGGCGTGCGTTGGAATATCACCCGCAACACCAATACGGAGCTTCATGCCGCTGTGCAGCTGATGGGTCGTGTCAACCGTGTGAGCAGTGCCGGAGCCGGCACCCGTTGTGATCTTCGTCAAAATACCGGTGTTGGGCTCGCTTCCGCCTGAGCCGACAACCGCGTTGTTGCCCAGGAGCTGTCGGTTGAGTTGCTTCTTCAGCTCGGACTCAAGCGCGTCCATCTCTGAATCAAGCGCGTCAACGAACGCCATCTTGCTGGTTTTGCTCGACGCCATGACCTTTCGGGTCAGCTCGATGCGACCGTAAATCTCTTTGGCGTTGGCAGTGGCCCGGGTACGGGTCTGCGTTCCAGCGGTAGGCAGCGTGGCGTTTTCGCCAATCGCACCAACACCACCAGACCATTTGGTGTGCACAGGCCAGATGAGACCGCGGCCGCCAAGTTCAACCTCGGCTCCGGCCTCACTCAAGGCGTCAAAATAAGCGATATCCTTGTTCAGGGATCCAATAAGTCCGGGACCGTAAAATTCCTTTAGGGCCGCCGAAAAGTCACCGGTACTGCCACCAGTGCCGTCAGTTGTTGTAGGCATACAAGTTCTCCAATCAGGTTAACCGGAAAGCTCGTGCCTCCGGCGGTGTTACTGTTGATTTCGGAAGAACGCTCGTGCCATTTCGCGGGCATCTTTCATGGTCTTCGGCTTACTCTCGGCGGCAAGTGACGCTGGGGTGGATGACATCAACTTCTTGGCCTTCGCTGTTTCGCCCCGTTTTTTATAGTGGGCGTCCATCTTGCGAAGGTTCTTCTCGTGCGAAACCTTTGCCGCTGCCTCAAAGTCGAAGTTTGACCTTCCGTTTTTGAGGTATGCGTCCACAATTTCCGCCGGCGATGCGAGGCTGTGTTTGTCGCACAGTACCTCAATTCGCTTGGTGAATTCCTTGGTGTGGGAACTCTGGCGGTCCTTTTGGATCTCCGCGCGAAGCTGCTTTATCTCATCCGCCTGAGCCTGAACCTGCCGCTCCATTGGATCGACATACTCTTCCTCAGCTGCCACATTACCGCCGCCGCTTTCCAATTTGTCCATCGCCGGAACCACCTTTTGGTGAACCCAGGTCAGGAGCTGATCTTGATCCGCTTTGACACGTAACAATTCTTCTCTGTCCGTATTGCGCTGATCAATAACTTCTTTGAACCTCGCATACGGCACAAACTTCTCATCACCAGCTCCGTCGCCCGAGGTGCCGCCCTCGGTGGCTGTTGCGCCTTCACCAGCATCAACAGGTGGCGAACCTGCGCCGGGCTCTACACCCGTCTCGCCCATGGCAACATTATCTGTTGTCGTAGTCATAAATCCCCCAGCCCGTGTCGTGGGCTAGCCGACTCGAAGGATGAACAAAGCATAAACCATTGTTATTTATGTTCGCAAGTATGAAAAAAGCCCCAGCGCGTTCACAGGGGATGCGCACTGGGGCAAAATCCACAAACAAGGGCATGGCTCCCGGCTCGTGGACGGGTTTAGCACAACCAACGTAACACAGGTTTATTCTCCGAACAACCCGCCAAGCTCTGCCGCCGGTACGCCGGGACCATGAACAGAGGCGTTCATTTCGGGTGGCCCGCCATACGGGGCGCTGGCGCCGCCGGTCATCTGTTGGAGCATTGCTTGTATGTCGCCCATGCCGGGACCCTGCTCGGGCGGCACCCCCTCGGGCGGCATTCCTTCGGGTGGCATTCCTTCCCCTGGCCCAAACACCTGCTCGGGTGGCACGGGTTCTGGCGCAAACGGTTGCTGCTGTTGCTGTTGCTGTTGTGAGGGCGGCCAGCCGTTGCTTTGCGGCATCTCCCACCATGGGATGCCCTGCTGCAACTGTGACTGGTAGTAGTAGTGCCACGCGAAGTTCCGTTTGACCTCGTCCTGAACAGGCTGCGCCAGCAACCGGTACGTCACAGACGTCATCATGTCGTGAAACTCATCGATAATTGTAACGTGGTCTTCCCATGGTTCCGGGTTAACCTGGCCACCACCGCTGATAAGGCGCAGCATCTCTCGTGCGTAGATCCGGTCCCTGCTGTTGTCGCCAAACAGGTCGTCGAGCTCGCCCCATTCAAGCATCTTTCGTACTTTCATCTGCGACTCAGGGCTGCTTGGGTCGCCAAATATCCCCTGCGTAAACGCCATCATTACCTGCTCTCTGCGGTATGAGGGCTGTTTTGGGAGCAGGCTGTTGGGCCGAATGACGACATCTGTAGAGCGGATGTCGGTCGCATAAAAGGTCATGATCTCTGGCGCAGCCTCTTGGCCGAGCGCTCGTATCGTGACGGGCATTGGCATGTTGTCTCGCCAGTAGCGCAGCAGTCTTGAGCATACGTCCTCAAGGGCCACCTCTATCTCGCGAACGGTTGGCCCGAGCACCGTGGCTTGTGCGTCTGCCATCATGCCGATGGCGCGGCCGCTGATGCCGGCGGGAACAGATCCCTGCTGGACTTCGTTCACGCCTGAGATGTTTCTCATGTGGACAAGCATCTCGTCTTGAAGCCTGCCAACCTCAGACGGCATGGCCGGGGGCGATATTGGCCGCGGAGGTGGATACTGAGCGTCGTACTCTATGATCTCACCGGGCTGGTCCGTTATCTCACCGTTGACCAGCGAACCCTTGACCACCAACCACTTCTGGTTGAGCATCTGGTTGGCGTTTTCAATCCGCGAGCTGCACTTTTTGTTAACCTCTTCCTGCGGTGCAATCAAGTCTTGAATGGCGCCGTCACCGTCCACCCGACCATGTACCGGCAGGTGGCGCGCAACAACAAAAGGCAACTCGCCCAGCGGCAGCTCTTTTTGGGACTCCAGCACAACACCGCCAGCAACCACCGCGTATAGCCCTTTGGGGTATCTGGGCGATGGTTTCTCAAAGTACTCTATAACCTTGACACGATCTGACATGAGGGTGTTTTTGTCGCCACGCTGGTGGGTGGCAGAGCGAAGCACGCGCAGTGACAACATGTCATTGTCAAAAGCAGTGTTGGGGTTGACGTGTTTACCCTTTTTCCATCGCTCACGCACGTCGTCTATGTGCATCGCGTTGACGTGATAGGCCCACCGGCTGGTGTCCATGCTTGTGGCGCCTGGATCCCAGCCCACCTCGAACACCGAGAGCACATCGACAACCGGGGCACCCGTCTTGCCAGACTGGATCTCTGGCTCAATGCCAGGGTCGATGTCATACCGCTCAAAACCCTCAACCGTCTTTTGCTGCTCTTCAGACAACGGCAGCTCCATCTCGTAGTCGTCGCCGGCCTCTGGATCCCAAGACACCTTGAACACGCCGAGCCCTGTCTGAAAGATGAGCCGCGAAAACTCTTGTATCTTCAGCTGCATGCGCAGCCTGTGCCACAAGTGGCTGCTTATAAGCTTCTCACACGCGCGCGCTTTGTCTCTATCGTCAGAGTCATCGGTCGCAGGCAACACGATTACGGTGGGCCGGTTTTCGGTGGTCTTTCCAACCAGCTGCTGGATGACTGGGCGGATGTAGTTCAAAACAAGATGAACCTGCCAGTCTTCCCGGGCTATCTCTTCTACCCGGCCCGCGGTGTCGTTCCACTTGACCCACTGTTTGCCCATATACATTGCCAGATGGACCCACGAGTCTGCAACGCGGCCTTTTTTGTACGACTCACACGCACCAAACTGCTGCTCGACATATGAGAGAAGGTCTTGCTCGTCGGTGGTCGCTACGTGTTGCTTTTTCTGTTGATCTTTTTTTGCATACTGCTGCCGTATTGGCGACTGGCCCCGCATCTACACTTCTCCCCTTCTTGTGAGCGCCGCAAGAAGACCTGGCGGCAGTATGTCTGTGTGCTTTAGCCTGTTGAGTGCCACGTCCGGGCGAAAACTTCCAGGTGGTTGTGGTGGCTTGGCGGTTGAAGTGATCCCGTACTGCATCTGGGTTGCCGAGAGGTTGCGCAAAAACTCAGGGTCAAACGCAAGGTCTAACAACCCCTGCGGCCTGCGCTCCGAGCGCTCTTCGTCCGCGGGCATGAAATCAAACGCCATGTCAAGCGCCCATACCCGGGTACAGCGAACCAAAGACCTGCTCTGGCTGAACCATGCCAGCGCCTTGTTGCTGCGGGTACAGCGAGGGTTGTCGCTGCTCTGGCGGCGTGGGCATCGGCGGCGGCTGAGACAGGTCGGGGTAGGGCAGCATTTGCCGATCCTCTTGGGGCTGCATCATCGCCAACCCGGCCGCGGTTGCCATCTGAGAGGGCCGCGCCCACTGGCGAGGGGCCTCAACGGGCTCCTGCTCTGGATACGTTGGGTACTTTGGCGGCTCCTGAAGCCCAGCTGCGATAGCGGGGCCGGCAACGCCAAGAACGGCAGCTAGTGCCATAAGTGAAAAAGGATCCATTTAGCGACCCCCGCCCATAAAGTTTGTCGGGGTCAAAAACTGCCTTGGCTGCGGAGGCTGGGGTTGTCTCGGCGGCATCGGCGGCCCCGGATCTTCAGGCCTAAGCGCGTTCAGGAGAAACGGGTTCAGGCTGTTTGCAATCAACTGACCAAGCATCATGCCAACGTTGGGCGACAAAGCGGACGCGCCAAGGTCGGGAAGACCGGGTGGCGTCGGCTGGGCCAACCCCTGTGCCCCAAGCATTCCACCTGTTGCCATCCCCTGAAGCCCCTGCCCCGCCCCCGCGGGACCGCTCAACATGGGGGCCTGAACCAGGCCCTGCAAACCTCGCGGTTGCGCGCTCGGCATCAACGATACGTTCCCAAAACCTGGCATTAGCGCCTCCTCATTGCTTGCTCAAACTGCTTGCGGTTCCCGGTTGATTTATACGCAGCCCACTGCTGGACCCGCTTCTGCATGTGCTCTGCACGCTCAATCAAAACCCTGTCCAAGCGCTCCTGCACTCGCATAACATAACCCAACAGCCACCCAAATAGAAAGGTAAGACAACCGATAGCCACCCACACTGCGGTCATGCGAACGTCCCAAGGCGTGGATGGCCCTTGTCGCTTTTGCCGCTCCTGCGGCCAGCGCGCCACCGGTCCAGCTCAGATGCGTAGTCCGTTTCTTCTATCTCGTGGTGTAGTGGGTGTGGCGGCGCCTTGATCGCATCGGCGTACAAACAAAGACATGTTGCGATGATGGCGTCTGAGTGGCGGCCGCTCATGTGGTCCGCTCTGCCGCGCGCATCGTATACAAAGGTGCGCATCTCGGTTATCAGTTCTTTGCTCCATACTGTAATGGAGTCTTCTCTTACGGCTTGAGCCAACACGTCAATAATCATCTGCCGCGTTGAGCGCGTTGTCATGAACCCGAACGCCTCACTCCAGGGCGTCTGCGGCGAGAGCTCGCGGTTGGGGTGTCTTCTGTGCATTGGGTAGTGCAGCTCAAGTATTCTACTTACACACGCATAGCCGTGGTTGTTTATTTCGGGGATAAGGTATGCCGAGTTGTACCACTTTGCCGCCAACACCGCCTGGTCTGCCGTTTGGTCTGGTGGCAGTTTGGCGTACATCTGGGCCACAACCTCTCTTGTGTGACGGTCAAACACCACCGCTGTGGAGTAGTCACCGTCCTGAACACCGGAGGCGCAGTCAACGCCTACCACATACTCGTGGTGGTCTCTGGGTGGAATATAGATTGTCCAGTCTGAGCCCACGGGGTGGAGTGATATGTTGGTGCCTTTTTGCTCCAGGTGCGATCCCATTATCGTGGTCTCAGGCGGCTCTGTTTTGTCCCAGCAGCTGACGGTGTTTTGGTCAAACACCGGGCGCCCGCCGGCGACAAACGCATCCTGCCATGATAGCGGGAACTCTTGGTCGAAGCGGCGTAGATCGCCCTTCATCTCCCGCACCTTGGCCATGGCCCAGAGCACCTCACCCACTAATAGATCGTATTGAATAGCGCGCTCAAACCATATCTGCGTGTAACCCAGCTTGTCGGCAATCTTTTTAGCGGCGGCCACGTTACCCTTTTTGTAGTGCACCTTCATCAGCGCATCCACTTCTTGCTGCTCGTGGGTGCTCTTGAGGCAGTACTTGGGAACGTTTTGCCACGAGAAAAAGAAGCTCTTCCACAACCCGGGCGGACCTGTGTGGGTGTCGATGAAGCGATCATACATAGAGCCCGCGGCCATTCCGGCGGTAGACTCGCACCCCAAATAGGTGCCGGCCACGATATTGACGGGGCTGAAGTAACCCTGTAGCACCTTCTCTGCTTCGGACTGTACACGCAAAATGTCCCAAGACGACAACTCAGTAGCGTGAACAGCCGTAGGCGTAGCGCCACGGCCACCCTCTTCACCGCCCTGCGTTGTCAGCTCAAGCCAACTGCCGTTCTCCCAGTACAGGTTGAGCCTCACCTTTTTAGCCGCGCACCGCTCCTTGATGGGTTCTGGCAGGTTGCTGTTCATCAGCAACGGCATTTCGGAGATCTTCCGAGTGTCTTCTTGGCGGTGACCCACCACCTGACAACGGATAAGGTCTCTGAACACACACAAGTGAAACCAGATGGCCATCGCGAGCGTTGTCATGCCCAGCTGCCGCGCCTTGAGGATAATGAACCTGATGGGCAGCTGCTGGCGCTCCTGCTCTTCCATCCAATCAATGACCAGTTTCTGCTCTGGGTTGGGTATAAACGGCATCATGCGATACGAACCGTCTTCGAGCTGAACGCGGATGCGGATACACTTCTTGAAAAAGAACCGCCTGTCATGGCGGCATCTGTTCCAAAACTCCGCCTTGGTCAATGGACTTGGCTCTGCGCTTGGATGATTCTGTTTTGGCTTGCCAGTCGCGCCGTCTCACAGGTTGCGTTCCAGCACTGGTTTAGGTTTTCCAGGCGGATCCCCTTGAGCCTGTTGATGTCAGAGCGCTTGGCGTAAAACGCCTCATTGACCGCGGTGGTAGGGTTGAGGCCAATCTGCTCTGTCAGCTTTTTCAGCCGCTTGTAGATGTGGTTGCTCATGTGAACTATCTTGGCGCCGCCGTTCGGGCTGTGGCGCTGCTGCGGCGTATCCCACTCGGGGCGCACCCTGACCGTCAAAGCAGCAATAGCCAGCTCGCCCAACAAGTCAATGATGACCCGCAGCGGTATCTTTGTCTTTTCTTTCAACAGTTGCAGGTCGTGATAGACCGTCCCGTCTACCTTGAAAGTCGATGTCGTTGATTCAGTTGTCATCCTTTTATCCTATGCTACGTTTCATTGTATGGTATAGTGCCCATATGAGCACTGGTACACCGGGAGATGAAAATGACATGGCTTTTACCGTCCTCTCTATGTGCTCGGGCATCGGCGGACTTGAGCTTGGACTTGCAGCCGCCAGAGCAGACGCCCGAGTTATATGCTGGATCGAGCGGAACAGTGCAGCGGCGGCCTGCCTCTTGGCGAGGATGGAAGACCAGAGCCTGGAAGCAGCGCCTATATGGTGCGGCGATCTCGCTGACGTCGATTACGCTGCGTTCACTGGTCGAGTTTCTTGCATCACCGCGGGGTTCCCGTGCCAACCGTGGTCGATTGCGGGGCCAGGGAAAGGGCTTGAAGACGAGCGCCACATCTTCGGTGACATCTGCAACGCCATTTCTGTGGTGGGACCCGGTCAAGTCTTCCTGGAGAACGTGCCAGGTTTGCTTGCTACCGGGCTTGGACACGTTCTCGGGCCCCTGGCCGAAATGGGGTATGATGCTGTCTGGGGAAGTTTTCGAGCTTCCAGCTGGGCAGGCGCCAGCCACCGCAGGGAACGGGTCTTTATCCTGGCAAACGCCAGGGACCGACAGCTTCAGGAGCAGGGGAGGGGACCGCAAGAACGAGGCGGGACTGGATCAGCAGGCCCGACACTGGCCCACGCCAAGGGCAAGTGCAAACGAAAACAGGACGACTCGGAATGCTCCGAGTCACGGCAAAACCCACGGCAAGACGTTAGCCGGGGAAGCGGGGAGTTGGCCGACGCCAGCAGCGAGCGTGGCAAACGACAGGGAGACGCCCGAGACGTGGGAGGCGCGGGCGATGAGGTTGAAGGCGAAGCACAACAACTCGAATGGCGCAGGGAAACCGCTGACGGTTGCGGCGTGTCAGTTCCCCTTTTCGCTCCAGGTCCGCGAGACTCCAGGTGGCCAACGCTACTCGGATCGCACCCGTCGTTTGAACCCGCGGTTCGTAGAGCTACTAATGGGCATGCCGCCCAGCTGGACCTGTCTAGAACCGACAGACTCACAGCCCTTGGAAATGGCGTCGTACCTGCGCAGGCTGCACTCGCATATATCGAACTTAACAGGAGACTAAATGGGTAAGATGCAGCGCCAAAAAGGAGCTCGGTGGGAAAGAGACGTCGTCAACCGGCTCAAGGCCATCGGCTTTACAGACGCCAAAAGAGGTTTCCAGATGAGAGGTGGTGCCGCTGAGTGCCCAGACGTCAGCGCCGGCCCCTTCCACATAGAGTGCAAGGTAGGCAAAAAGCCACCCATCCGAACAGCTCTAGAGACCGCGGTGACCACCTGCCCCAAAGGCATGGTCCCTGTGGCCGTCATCAAAGAGGACCGGCGGGAGCCCTACATCGTTATGCCACTAGAAGACTTTGAAGACCTTATAAAAGAATGGAGGGAGCGAGGTGAGTGAGGACAAAAAAGCGTTGCTTGATAGGGCCTGGGGCTCTGAAGATGAAAGAGACAAGGCGCTGCTAGAGAAGATGCGCCAGCGGTATGCCCGAACTGATGACGAGGTGTTGAGTGACCCGGCGCTTCAGCGCTTCTATAAGTCGTGGATGGAGAAGCACGGCGACCGAATGAAGCAATCGTTTGAAGAGAGACACCAGGGCGCGTTCATGCACGCACTGGACGTTGAGGTTAAGGGCTTCAAAGAAGACCTTATAAAAGAATGGAGGGAGCGAAATGAGTGAGAACTTTGGCGAGACACTAAGACTTAAGTACGGGAAGGCGCTAGAAGGGCAGATGAAGCGATCATACATAGAGCGCGCCGCCGTCGAACCCATGTGGAAAGAAAAACAACATAAGCCTGTCAGATATCTCTGACTCTCACGTCTAACTCAATAACCACAACAAAGGATACTATGGACAACATTCAGACCCTAGAACACCATCCCCTCGTAGTAGACAACCGCCTGGCCGGGTTCCTGCGCTACCTCGCCCAAGAGAAGGGCTTTGACGCCACTGAGCTGATAGGCGTAGTCAACAAGCCCCACAACTGGGACAAGGAATTCAAAGAATATCTCAACCAGTAACCATCCCCGGGCTCGGGCGCTCCACCATCAGGTACGAGTGCTTTGTCACAGGGACCACCAAAGAGCCCTACCACTGGTGGTTCCTGGACTCCGGGCCGCTCCTACACAGCTCCCAATCCACCTACGCCCTCAGCTGCCTCAGGGCTGCCGGCCTGAAGCCACCATGGGTGCAATGCAACCACCACCGCACCCACATCTCAATATCACTACCCAATAAAGTACTGATACTCCTTGACCCATAGGATCCATCCATGGAAGAATTCCCCTAAGGAATACTAAGTAAGACGGTGATGGGAAGTAATTTAGTTAACCTTAACTTAAATAGAGATATAGATATCTATCTATAGAGTTAGTTACTTTCAATTCAATTAAATCTAGATCCCGCAACACCATAAGATGGCGTGCCACTGCCAGCTCGGGACCCTTGCGCTACATACAGGCAACCCGCTTTGCTAAACAGGGAAGGTCATAGGTGACCTGCACCCAGAGGCCGGATGGGACTCCTGCGCCCCCGGCCTGGGACTCCTAGGGGGGTTCAAAACTGCTGTGTATGGTTGTGGTTAACCGCACAGTCGTATGGAGGGCGGCGGACGCGAAAACGGGCTGGTGGGGGTGGGTAACGCAGCGCGTCATTGAGGGTGTTGGCACGGAAGATGCATGGACCACATGCAAGGGGTGTGCCAATGGTAGCCTGGCATCGTTCTTGCTAGGTGCTGTGGCTTTGGAGGTCCTTGGAGATTCTGTCCACTGTGGAGCGAGACACTCCGACAGTGCGCGCAATCTCTGCCTTGTTGGGTCGCGGACCGCGTAAGGCTATCTCAATTCTGCGACGTGTGAGGGTATCAAGGCGGTGGCGCTTGGCAGGGGGCGCGTGAGAAAGGACTAACCCACAAGCACTATCAACCCCACTGCCCGAACCCACACCTACCCCCGTAGGGGGCGTGTCACTGTCGTCAGGCTCTACCACTGTCAGTTGTGGCGTAGACTCTGACTGTGCGTTGTCGCTGTTGTCTGTTAGTAGGTCATCCCAACCGTCGTCTACTCGCTGTTTCTCGCCGTCATCCGCTTTGAGCAGGTCTCGCACCGTTGAGTACGTGTTAGCTAGCCTTGCGGGGTTGTTGAAGTTGCGCGCCTTGTCGTCGATGTGGAGTAGCGCCGTCTGCTCTACTTCGAGTTGAACGTCTAACGCTGCCAGTTGACGAAACAGGCTTGTGTCAATGTCGGGCGACAACAGACACGTCTGCAGCGCCCGTTGAACGTTGCCACGGTTGATACTGCCAACATACTCGGCGACCTTTTGAGATACTTTCATGCCCGGCATTCTACCACGTACGCCTACGCGCGCGGTATATATAT